TCTAACCAGAAGTATCTGCGCGTGCTGTATTCAGCCTTAGATCGAGGCACATAGACATACTCAGTGCCATTAACCTTTGCAATGGGATCGGCTGGCTTTATTGCTCCATTAGGATCGGTATAGATTTGCACATAAGCAAAATCAGCGTTTGTCGGGTTATCCCACGTAACAGTAGCCGTATATTTCAGCCCCGACTCGATGCTTACATTCGTAACAGGATCAGGTGCTGTGGTATCACCACCCAGCGATTGATTACTTAAAGTAACACCTGAACTACTTACGCCTAAAAGGTTTTGCACCTGTATGCGGAAGTCGTAGGTTTTGCCGCCGCTCCGATCTAAATTCTGAATCGTCAGGTTTGTCTCTTTTGTCTCGACATGGAAATATGTCGTCGTCCCGTTTTCGTTGTATCGAATTTTATAGAAATCAACAAACGCATCGTCAGGCGCAGTCCAGTTTAGAATTACAGACGATTTCAGCGATCCATCAGGGCCAAGTAGCGAATCTTCAGTCAGCGTAAAGCCAGTGACGTTATCAACAGTTCGGCCATCGTACAAATCAAGCTCGCCGCCAGCCAGAAAATCCTCTTGATCGCCTGTTGTCCAATCATAGACTGCTGACGCCGTTTCAATACATTGCAAATTAACACCGAGCGATCCCTCGCCATTAATCGCTAGCCCGTAATCAATAACGTCAAATACTTTCTCACTGTAACCAAGCCGCTCATTGGTTACCTTTATAGTGTCGCCGACTTTAACCTGTAAGCCTTTAAGGTTTACTGCCATGTTAATTACGACTTGCTGACGTGATTTCAATAGCGCGATTTTGGCTAGTCTTTGAGCCTGAGTGTTGTTAGTCACAAACGGTAACGGCATATCCAAAAAAATAGGATCGCCATCTTCGGTGGCGTAGGTAGAGCTAATCTGAGCAGGGTAATCCATTACCTTGTAGTTTTTTTCTTCAGAGACAAAAATGCCCTTAACGCCGTTATAGATGTTTCTACGCGACTGCCTTGTTTGAGTCTGGATGTCGCTTATGCAATCGGCCTCAGTAAAGGTTACTGTCGGCGTTTTATATTCAGCGCCGTCAATATAATATTTGCCACTCGAATACGTTAGCCTGCCTCCCATCGCAGACAGCAACTGCTCAATGTTGTCCTTGATTGCATTTGCCGTATCGATTACGCCGTTTGCCTGATATCTATCTTGAGTACCACTAGGATCTAAATTGACTTGTTCGTCACTCAGATCAGCCGCTGCATCTAATGCGGTTAAGTCTATTAGGCTGCTGTCCTCACCCAATCCGTATTTGGCATCCACGAGATAATCGCGAATGCATAACGCTGGATTTGTTGAGTATTGCCAAGTTGTGCTGTCGTTACTTCTATGCGTTGAAACACCCAGTCCAGAGTCATAAACCGATGACGTACTATCTTTGCGTGGATCGTAGACTTTTTTGCCTTTGATTACTGCTGATATATTCGGAATGCCCTGTGGAAACTGATCGGCATCCCACTGCATTTTAAAATGCGCGTAGGCAATACCATTTAAGATGTGATTGTTAGTCCAGTTAGAACTATCGGCAACAAGGCTAGAATCTGCCGCTGTCTGCGATCCGTCAAACGTCGTAATTGTTATGTAATCACCCCAACCAGCCTGATAGCTTCCACCATCCCAAACTTTGTTGTCGTTAAACCAAAATTCCTCAAAAGACTCGATTTCGTGAGTAGCAAACGCTATCACCAAATGCAAAAACTCGTTGTCGTCGCCAGAATTATCGATAAATACAACTTGGCCACCTGCTCTGATTTGGCCGTAGATTATTTTTCGTGAACCCGCTGGATTGCGAGTGCTTTGAGAAATGCCGCGCATCCTAACGCCCAGATTGGGCTTTGGAGCCAATGCCCGTGAAACGGCTGACATACTTGCGCCAAGTGCAAAATAACCAACGCCAACAGCAAAATTAGTCACAACGCCAGCAAGTGCCGCGCCACCCAATGATGCTAAACCTGCAACTGCTGCAATAGCCATTGATTTACCTTAGAACTAAAGAATAAACGCGCTCAATTTCCTCAAATCCTAAACGCTCAAGAATGGGATCGAATGGCTGATGCGCCTTCGTGTTGATGTGTAATTTAGTGATGCCCTCGGCCTTCAACGAGTCGATAGCAAACTTAATCAACTTAACGCCTGTCAGTCCCTTGCGAGCTGGCTTAGTTAGAAAAATGATGTCGTTATTAGCAAATAGGTGATCGGCGTAGTGCAGTGCTTTACTAACAATGACAACGAAATAGCCGACGAGCTTGCCGTCCTTCCTTGCAGTGAACACACGAAGCGCATTGACGCGATCCAGCTCTGCATAGGCACGCCAATCAGGGTTGAGCTTAATGATGTCTTTGTTCAGCGCGATTTCCTCCCAATGCTGCTGTAATAGTGGCTCGGCTTCTCGCTTTACGTTGGCTAAATTTTCTAGCTTAAACTCTATCATCGATAATCTCCGTCCCCTTCTGTTGGCTCCTCGCCGCCCTCTAGGATGTTACGTCTACCCCAAGTGATTTCTTTTTCTGCTATCTCTGCGACAAATTCCAAACCTTTATCATTGGGATAGTCTATTTTTTGATCTTCTGCGGTATATCGCCGCACTCGATTGCGCTCAAACTCAATTAAACGGTTTTCGACACTGACTTGTATCGTGGCGGTTTCAGCACCGTCGTTAATTACCATTGTGTCCATAAAGCCACTGAAGATAATGACAGGATCAGCAATCACGCTGTTGCTATCATCCATAGCGCCCATCAAAACCTTTAGCTCTCGGCCTTGATAGTCCTCGTCTCGCGCCTTAGAAATCAGCGGCTCAGTTACACCAGACAGCGCAACATTTAAGCCATTCGCAGCCAATTCTGAAGTTTCGGAAATTTCACCAACACTTAACAGCGTCCCAGCACCTACATAGTCAACACTATCAACTGTAAGATCGCCGATGCCATTCCAAAGGTTGAGATTGCCGCTGTCGAATGCACATTGCACTAGAAGTATAGGGCGGACTAGATCGGCGGTAACTGCCGACTGCATTCCCGATGTCAGTGATCTGCTCATATAGCCTCAACGCAAGCAAAAGTGAAACCGTACAAACTAGCCTCGCTGATGCTCCATTCGATCTCATTGGAAGCTAGTCGCCATGTGCCTTTAGGTAACGAAAAGTCTAGGGTAGTGGATGCGCTGATTGCAGTCCTCAGCGGCGGCATTATATCAAAGGTGCTGACACCGATCTCAGTGATAATGTAAAGCGAACCGCCAACCTCAAAGTAATCGCCAGCAACAGCACCAGCCACCGATCCTGTCACAGTTGTCGCATTCTTGGTGCCACTGGTAATCGTGCCTACTGCCGTTATGTTGTGCAATGGGTTGCCTAGAGTAAACGTCGAACCCTGCCCCCTGAGAGAAGCAAAGAACGCCTCGACTTGCTTGGCATCTGATCGAGATAGAGGTGGAAGCGATACCTCTGCCTCCCATCTAACGCCCTGATGTTGATAAGTCTGTTGATCAAAAGTAAATGGTGATGTGCTGACTGCTGTCGCCGATCTGAGGCGCATCGTCATACTTTGGATGCCTACATTTGGAAATGCTGCCATTACGCAACTCCCATTGCCTTGCTAAACCCGCCGCCACGCATCCTAGAATCCGCTACAGCGGCTTTTGCCGCGTTACTAATCTGAGGCAACAGGGTAGCAATCTCAGCCCGTACGGTTTGCTGTACGCCCGTGGTGACGTTGATATTTTGAACAACTGTAACACCGCCGCCGCCTAATTGATCGTTTGGCACAACGCGCCCTGTGCGATTTGGCACAAACAGCTCAGCACCTTTTTCTCCGACAAGGTACGGCCTGCCCGCCGTTGCTACGCCACCTTTTTCTAGCTGCCTATCGCCGAAAGGATCATTGATTGGGTTTGAAACCGCAGTAGATGTTGAAGGGCTAGGCGCAAACGCTTTTGTAATAGCTCCAAACGCCGCATCAACTAAATACTTTTGAACCAATATGCGGATTAAACTATCAATAACGCTTTTTGCCATGCTTCGTATTGCGTCGCTGAAATTCTTTGCGCCAGTGATTGCATCGGTAAACGAATCACCAAGCCCGCGTATTGCTTTATCACCCAGAGCCTCTAGTTGTGGCGTAATGTCCGAAGCCAAATCTCTTGTGCGCTTCAAATTAGCAATGAACGATTCAAAAGCAGAAGGCAACACGTCGTTGGTGGTGGCTCCTAGACTACTAACCGATTCTGTTGTGCTATCAATTGCGCCCCTAACTTGTTCTAGCATCTGCACAATGCCAGACGTGTCTAAGCCAGTAAAGCGGGTAAATGTTCTGTCCGATTCCTCGCCAAGAGCTTTGATGGTTGCAATTTGAGCTTCTAAGGCGTCTCTAAGCCTCTCTCGATCTCGAACAATCGCATCATTTGTTTTGAAAGCTTCGTTAGTTTCCGCTGCATAACCCGCTAATTGTTCTTTGACTCTCTCTAGCTGTTCTTCTAAACCTTGCAGGCTCCTTGTTTCGATTGTTGAAAAAGCATCGTTTATCTGTCGCCTAAACTCAATAACAAAGTTAGCAATTCCAGCGAATGCTTCCGATATTCGTTGTACCCCTTGAACTGCTTTAATAACGCCATCAATAAGGTTTACAGCGAGTGCTTTCGCAAATCCTTGCACGCCCTCGTTGGCTTCATCGAAACTGGCGACAGCCTTTTGCGTGATGAGATCGGCTAGCGCCGCAATAGCAGGAGCAAGAGCGGCAACCGTTTGCTTAACAACGCCACCAAATAGCGACTGCATTCTAAACAGCGCGTCATTAGCATCCTCAACGCCTTTGGCCGCATTTGATGACATAACAACGCCCAGCGATCTGGCTTCGCCAAGCAGATCCGACAAGCCTTCTCTGCCTAAGCCAAGGGTGTTAACAAGCGCCGCACCTTCTGAGTCGAATAGCTTAAACGCCAAGCGCAGTCTGTCAGATTCATTTTGGACGTTAGAGAAAGCGTCGGCCAATACAAGCATTCGCTCATCAAGAGGCAATCGCACTAATTGACGAGCATCGATGCCAAGCTCGCGAATTGCACCTTTTGCTTCACCTGTGCCAACAGCCGCCTCTGACGCTCTGCGGGTAAACCGCTGAAGCGCCATGTTCATCGTGTTGACTTCAACGCCTGTTAGTTGCCCCGCGTATTGCAGGGCGCTCAATGCTTCGGTGGTGGTGCCAATCTTACTAGCGGTTTTGGCGAGCGCATCTGTGGCGCTTAGAGATTGTTTGACGAGTAGTCCAATGCCGCCAGCGCCAATGACACCGACGAGCGCTGTACGCATATTCAAAAGCGGCTTGGTTAAAGCTCGTAAACCACTGCCTATTTTACGCAAAGCCCCAGACGTTTTATCTAGGGCGGTGATGCGGATCTTAACGTCTTGAGTCGCCATCAGCTTGCTCGCTCATAATGTGGAAGTAGGCGAGCCATTCGTGGAACTCAGTTACAGAAATCTGCTCGACTTCTTCTATCGTCTTATGTAACCGATCAGCCAAAGAAATAAGATTCATCCTCGACTGATCGGCCTTTAGTTTTTTGTTAAGTCCTCCACGGACTCGATAGTGCCAAACATCTGATTAGCGATTTCAGAAACAATAATTGTCTCCTCGCCCATTAGATCGATCTTATCCTCAGCCGAGGTAAATAGTTTTTCACCATCCTGCCCCTCAGCCTTCATTACAATCAGATCAACCATACTGGCGATGCTTGGATTCTGCAAAACAGTCGGATGCTTGCGCTGCAACTCGTTTAAGTCGTAACAAGTAATAGGGCGACAATACAGGGTAAATGCCCCGTCATCATCGCCCCATTCTGCCACTTCTATTTTGCGACGAGCCTGTTTGCGACGGTTTCGCAGCTCTTTAGCTAATCCCATTATGCAGTCGCTTCAGTAACAGCACCTGATACCTGCACAGAGAATGACGCCTCAACCATGCCGTCAAACGATGCAGTAATTGTTTTAGCAGTAACAACGCCGCCGCCTGAATAGTATTTCTCACCTGTGCCTGTACCAGTCGGGTAGATTTCCCAATCAATATCAGCGCCAGTGTCGAGGATTAATTGCTGTGCGTCAGCATCATCCCAGTAAGCGTCGACAGATAGTGTCGCGCTAGTCAGGCTTGGCAAGTAAGTGCGAACGCTATCGCCCATTACGGTATCTTCAACAGTGTCTGCTGTCTCGTCGATGCTGTATGAGCGAACCTCGCCAACAACAGCAACCGAACCGCCATTCGCAGCAATCTTCACGACACCGCTTGAGCCTTTGTTTGTAGCCATTTAAGTTCTCCTATTACGCGTCGCCGCGTGTGTATTGGTAAATTACTCTAACAGTGACGATCACGCCGCCTATGGGATCTATTGTACCATCATCCACCTCAACGCTGATAACTTGCGTATCGATGGCATAACCTCCCCGCGTCCTATCGTCATCCAGTTTCTCGTCTATTGCCTCAACCAGTTGGTTGCGGGCTGTGTCGATATTCTTATGCTTAACAAAGCAAATCAGCTCATAGTCGATTGTGGACATTCGGCTAGTCATACTGCCGCCAATCGATGAGTCCTCACGCGTCTCGTTAGCTGTACGAACCAAGACAGCAGGAAACTGAGCGTTGCTGAGTTTGTCAAAATCAAACGGCTCTCGCGTCACCTTCTTAATGACAGGCGATGTGATTGCCTGCAAAGTGGTAACAAGGTTTGCCGCCACATTCTCTCTAACGCTCATCGTCGCCGATCCTTAATGTTTATGGCCGACATATACACGTCCGCTAGCCTGCGCTCCTCTTTGCGATTAAAGCCAAAGAATGGACGCGTCTTGTTTACCATAGCCGCACGCTTGGCTGCATCAGGGCGAGTAAAGTAGATGATCCCTAACTTCTTGCTTTGTGCTTTGCCTTGTAGCGCCGAGAGCATTGACGGCCTACTAACCCAGCGATTGCCACTGCGCTCATAGCCAAACTCTAAATTAACCGTTGGACTAGACTTGCCTAACGCCTGTCTAATCTTGAGCCATGAACTAGAGTAACGAGCAAAGCCGCGATTAATGCCACGGCCTTTAGCTGTTCTATCCTCAATAATTTCTGCACCAGCCAATACGGTTCGCGTCATAGCCAGACGCTTGCTGTCGTCTATGTCCTTTTGAACATTCTTGGCGACGCGTTCTATGCGTAAAGGTTTCGTGCTGATCTTAATCATCGATCGAGCCGATTAAGTGCAATCACTTCTTTTTCTTTGTTCGTTACAGTGCCGTCGTCGTCAGCGTCATATTCAACGCCATCGGCAAATACGGAGTCCATCTCCTCGCCATATCGAACCTTGTAGAAATCAATCATGCGTAGAAAGCGATCATCATCAACCCAGTTGGTGAGCTGAGGTAATGCGTACTTCCAGAGAACAAGATACGCTGCCGCTCTCGTCCATTGTGAATCCGTTAAATAGCTGGCATCCATTTCGCCTTGTATGCCTTTGCGATGCCACCAGCGATTGCGTATTTCCCGCTCAATATCTCCCTGCGCTCTCGCGTGTTCATCGGCAAACGTGTCGATGCCAAACTCTAAGATGTCAGGGATGAGATCGGTTAAATCAGTGTCTACAGAAAATGCCATTTGCTCACCACTTCACGCGTGCCGCCCAATAGATGGGATCAAATACTGTTGCGTTCTTTAGGTTGTCGGCGTGTCGTGCATACCATGCCTTTCGCATGGCCTTACTGCGCTCTGACTCGCCTTCTGTCGGCGGGTATGTCCTAGCGCCCTGCGCTCCAAACCTAACTAGCTTAATAGCGTCGCCTTTCTTAGCTAATACCGCGTGCGACTTTGCAGGATGATTACGCGTCCGCTTGGGTACGTTGTAATCTTCGAATCGCTCACCTCGGTAGACAACAGCCATATAAACCTCAAAGGGAAACGCCCCCGAAGGGGCGTGTATGCCTTACTGAGCCGCGTCGAACAACAACTCAACACCGTAGTCGTCATCAAGCTCGCCAACGCCGTAGATGGCAGTAGCGTTAAGCTCGAACGCTCGGAGTGATGCGTCACGCTGAGTCTCAAGGTTGAAGTCACGCTTCATAGCGATAGCCAATGCTTCTGGTACGAATACCGCGCCTTTCGCATCGTCTGAACCGTCAATACTCACATTCGCAGACTCGTAAATGTCGATGCCACCGATCTGGCCGACGTATGCGTTACGCATTGCGTCGTTCTGAAGATCGCCACCGTTCGGGTTTACGAAGGTGTTGGTGAGGTTCGCTTTGAGCTGGTAAGCGTGCCAAGGGTGGACAACCGCCGCCATCTGGCCACGTGCCTTGTTAGTCTTGAGAGTCGCCGCAGCTATCAAC